AAAAGCTGGATACTGTGGTCGACCCCGTGGAAAGGTTTCTCAGAGCAATTGTAATTGTTTCATCAAATTTACCACCTGTGCCAGACCAAACTCCTGTAAGAGACCCACTTATAACAGTACCTTGAAGATAGTATGCTGGGTAATTTGTACTCAAAGGTATACTTAACAAACCAGTTAAAGCTGAAGAATTGATAAGACTTTCAACATATTCCTTAGTAACAATTGATTTATCGTCAGTGATGTCAGCAATTTCTCGATCAACTGTTATAGGACCCGTTCCAATATTCGATAACTCAAATTTTCCGTTTGCACCTGGATATCTAAACAGTCGAGCATCGTAATCGCCTCCTGCCGATGCTCCCGAAGAATGAAAATCAATATATGCATTACGATCACCACTTCCCCAATAATTGATTTCAATCCGTTCGCCATTTGTGAAAATATGACCTGTTGTAAGAGTTCCGTCTGCACCCCAATTCGGAGCGCCAGTACTCAGTTTTGCGGGTGTTACTGCACCATCTTCAATCTTAGTTTCGGTGATTGCATCAGTGGCGATCTGTCCTTCTTGAATTGTTTTCAACGAAAGTGTATTATTTGCAAAAGTAAAGTGTGCCCCATTGATTTCAGTCTCGCCGATCTTACCATTCAATATGGTTTGTAAATTACTAATATTGCCAATTGTATGACCATGACCAAGTTGAGAATATCTATCATCATGAAGATGTGTATTCGATGAATATTGCGTGTGTGTATGACCAGTATCAGATTTACCAGTGAGTGCAGTATCGATGTATCCTTTATTGACAAGTGATGTATCTGTATTTCCATTACTACTTAATGTAGTTGGCTTAAGCAGCTGAATACTATCATCGTATAGCTTAAGTACCGATGTTAAAGGTAGTGTACTTCCTGCAGTGACAGAACCTTTCAATTGAAAGTCCATTAGCTCTTGATTGCTATCAACACTTACTGCAATTCGTGCAGAAGAACCATTTACATCTGGAATACCATTAGTATTATTGAATGTAAGATTAGCATTACCGTAGCCATCGTTAATTGTAAGAGCTACACGACCTGTATGATTTCCACCTGCAATAATATCGTAACCTGCAGTCAAGTTACCAGCAGAATCCCACGTTGGTGCGCCAGTACTTAGATTATCTTCGAGTGCACTTGCCAAAGAATTGATTGTAGTCTTCTTTGTATCACCCGATTGTACAATAGCCAATACTTCTGTTCCTGCTGGAGTTGTGGCTGAGGTGAGTTGTGATATTTTAATTTCAGGCATAGTTATATTTATACGATTCTTTTATCTAAATTTATTATTTTATTAAGTAGTCCTGATCATCTTCAGTTTCTATATCTTCAAGAATTTCAGTGTTCAAGCGAAGATTCTCTATGATTGATAGATCAATTAATGCTCCTAAATTATTAAAAATATTTGAATTATTAAATACGGCTTCTTCAAATATAGTATTCAGATATGGAGTGATTGGATTTTGATCTAAGAATTTTATATTCTCTAAGTAATCTTCTCTTGCAAAAGCATTTCTATCCTTTGTTGATCTATGAAGAAGATGAAGAGTTGAAAGTACCATTCTTTGATACGCAGGATCATTAGGTCCAAGATCAAATTCAAACGCCTCAATAATCAATTCAAGGAATCTTAAGTCTCCTGTTAACCATCCAGGTTGAAACAGTGGCATATGATAAGCATCGGCATCAGCATTTAATATCGAAGGCGGTGTCAATCCTTCCATCCATTTCAAATCAGTCAAAGGATCGTTAGTACGATAATTTCCTTTATATTGCGTTGGATCAAATGTATTCTTATATTGTCTTAATGCCTGATCAAATTCAACCTTTGGGCCGATCCAATTATTATCAACATTAAGAATATATAAAACAGCAGCGAAGAATTTTAAGCCTGCGGGGTGAACCATTCTTATAAACTCGTTCTCCCACTGATTAGAAGATAATGCTACATTCACAACATACGAAAACTCTTGCCAGAAATCTCCATCGTGTAATTTATTCACATCAGAAGCAAAGCTTCGACGATCATTGTAACTTCCAACATCTTTAGCGCTATATACGTGTTGCACTTGATTGCCTGAAGTAAATAAATCTGATCTTAAATCACCCCACATAACCTTTTGTTTATCATTGGCAAATCCACTAGTATATGTCGCTTCAATTCTAATCGTGGGCCCAAATCCGGATTCATCCAGTGCTGGTTCATCAAATGTCCAAAAACTATCAACGGTATGACCTGTTAGAAGATTGAGCGTATATGCTTGATCATTCTTCTCAATCAGTGTAGAACCATTAATAAAACTTCCATCTTGATTATCGAATTCTATTTGATAAAAGTTATAGGCAACAGCCAAATAATAATTATAAACTTGTAACACTTGAGCTGGTGTTAATGATGTATTATAATATTGAATATTCGACATCACGCCTTTGAAAAAATATCTATTTCCAGTCCATCTACCAATATTGATAGGCGTTTGATCAGTAATATTCAAGTGTACACTCGTGTCACCTGAAATAATAGTCTCCCAATCATTACCATCTACAGATACTTTAACATATCCGCCCTTTCTAGCTTTCTTACCCGTCATTGCAACGGTATAGTATTTGCCATTAGATGGTACACTAGTATTATTCGCAAATATAAACCCATATTCATGTACAGGCGTATTTACAAATGCGTTTAATGTGGAATAATCGTTGAACCATTCTATATCAGCAGTAAAAACATCTTCACCTGTATCTTCTGAATAGCATAAAACTACACCCTCATCCCCAAAAACCTGACTCTCTATCGTGTATCTTCTTGCGCCTTTAAATACCCATTTATTTCCATCGTAATAAATAACTGCGCATGGCCAATTATTTGGAGTGCCAAAGCCAGTATTTTCATCGAATAAGTAAGTATTATGTATGAATGTTGTTCCATTAGTATAAAATACATTTGTATCTACATAAAATGGTTTACCGTTATACAAACCAGTGTTACTAGCGTAAGCGGTGTTTTTATAATATATACCACTTAAATCTCCATAGAAATTTGTCGTAGTTTTAAAGTCTGAAACACTTATATTATCGCCAGACTCCTTAATCATAGGATTACCTATGTTATTCCACCACCGACCAACTTTTCCATTTACTGCTTTTATGTATAATTCGTGTGCTTCAAACGGACTACCTTTTTCAGTTGCGCTGAATATATTTTGTCTACGATACCCAGAACTATCTTCTCTTCTTATCCTTGCAACAATCGTGTGTTCATCCGTAATAGGAATATCAGTTCCTCTATTTCCTATACTAATATAATCGTTGCTACCATCAAATCTTATATCTTGTGTTTCAGATTGATATTCAAGACCATTTTCAAATGTACCGACCCAAGGATAATCAGAAATTGATATCCAATTAGTATTTGTAGTATTTTGTTTAGAATCAAAACCCATTACCATACCGTCAGTAATGTTATCATAATCAAATTCTTTATCTACATTTACATAATTAGAAAGCTGCCCTTCTCCAAGTACAGTGTTAGAATCATCTTTGATTTGAAAAATTGTATTAAGCGATTCATTTGTCAATTTGCCAGATAGAAGATTGCCGACTAATTGCACCTCATCTTTAATATTAGAAGGTTCCCAATCGCCTTCAGAAAGTTTAAATAATTTTTCTTTAGGGTATGTCACAGTTGCGTATTCATCAAAGAAAATACGAAAGAACGCGTAAAGGCTATCTTCAGAACCTCGTATTGAATAGAATTTTACTATCTTCTTATATAGAGAAACTTGATCGAGCACCTTTGAGTTTGGTACATTCTTCGCAATTTCGCTTCCGATGCTATCTAAGTACTTTGCTGAAACACGATCAATGTCGTGATTATCAACAATAAGATTTATTTCACGCGAAGGAAGCCCATTCGTATTCAAATAATTGTAATAATCTTCAAGCAAATGAATAAGGCCGGAAGCCTTTTCTACAAGCTGCTCAGGTATGAGAGTGCTTGTACGAGTTGTCTCTCGATTATGGTGTTCAGTGGCAGAGGTCGAGGCAGATGCAATTGCGATGTGAGACATTCTTAGCGGTTTCTATTAAAGGTTTTATAGTCAATTGCACCAGAAGAACCAGCGACAGATATTGTATCAACATCTGCGCTTACAAGTGTTTTCTGAATATCGATCGAAAGTAGATTATTACGTTTTGAAACAATGTCGTTTGATGCAGGTGAAACATAAATATTAATTGATTCATTTTGCTCAACAGGAAGTGGATTGACTTTTACGGTACCCTCTTTCAAGAATAGTGTACCAATTGATTTGTATACCTTTATTCTTTCACCTGAACTCGTTTCTCGATATGCAAAAATGTTTCTTTCATCCAATGATCCATTCTTAGTTTCATCTGCGAGTTTGTATGTTACACCACCAAATGACCAAGAATCAGAACTAATAATAGATTCTTTTTCGTCGATATCTCCGTCAAGTTCCATATCAAATTTGAGTTCGACCGGAGCAAGATTAGCATAAGAGACGTTTAACGTTTTATAGACAAACACCCGAATAACTGAGTTAAGAATTGAAAAGTCTACGTTATCGATAAGTGAAAGCATTTGCGAAGAACGGAAGACGCCATCAAAGCGCTGTAGTTCTTCAGTGTTGAATTCTTCAATCGCGTTCCGCACCTTTGTTTTGAGTTGTCCTTGAGATAAGCTTGTACGGTTTGAGTCATACTTAAATAAAACATCAAAGTATAAGTACGTATAAGTTGGATCAACTATCTTTGGTAGAATAGCAATAATCTTTTTATTCTTAAGTAAATCTGTAATATCGTTTTTTGTTTGTTCACTGAGCACTTCAGCATCAACAGGCTTAGCACTAATAAACACTTTTCCAAATTCTGGAGGATTATTGTCTTGCCCACCCCAAACTGAAAGTGATTGGAGGCCTGTGATGTTTTGACCAATAATTGACTTGTAGTCGTCAATTGTCACTGTTCTATTTTGAGCTATAAACGAAAGAGGAGCATTAAATCGAATTGATTCGATCCCTTCACGCGAAGTACCTCCTGATGCTTTTGAAATTGTTGTGATCGATGGAGGAGCTCCAACGTTTGCCCATGTAAAGATCGTTGCGTTATTTGCATCAGCACCAAGCGTGCTTAAGTATTTAAAATCAATAATGTTAAGAGCATCAGGCTTTTTACCAAAAACACCATCACCAAAAGAAATCTCATAATGGTTATCATAATTTTCTTGAATAAAGTAGACCGCGGAGTCAGGTCCAACCTCTCCAATCTGATCAAATCTCGTATATGCTTGAAACGCACTTGTTCTGTTATTATCGTATACGTCAACACTCAATTGAGATATATCAATTGTTGTATCGTTAATCTCGAAATTTTGGTGGAAGGAAGCCTCATCTACAACGTACTTGTTGTGCTTAATTCTCCCTTGATAAATTTCAACCGCGGGAAAAACATATTCGTCGGCGATCGGATCAAGCTGTGTAGTATAATCTTCAATCGTCACGAATGTATATGTTATATCGTCGACCGTGGTCGTAAATTTAAGGCCGGCAGAAATCGAATAAGAATCCTGATTATCATTTATACTCGAAGGAAACGTAAGTGAAAGAGTCGCCTTCGCCGCGCTTGCACTCCTTGGTACATAACCAAGCAGCTTCGCACGTGAAACAACATTACTTCGTATCTGTGCCGAATCAATAAACGACTCGTTCATAGTGTTATGTGCGAGGATAGCGTTATAGTGAGTATTATACGCTAGAATATCGAGTAATTGATTTAAACCTGAACCTTCAAAGTCCCAGTCTTGATAAGCTCCTCCAGGAAGCTCTTTCAAGTATTCCTTTAGATTATTTTTAATCTTGTCGAAATCGAGTTCGGTTACGTTCAGTTGCTTCATATCTATCTTAGTCGTTGTAAATAAAAGTTAATTTCTTCAGGAGTATCAGAAAAAATAATTTTAAACGCTATCGTAATTTGATAAGCGTTTCTATCAGAGTTATCGAAAACCTGCACATCAATATTAGTTACTCTTGGCTCATACTTCTTTAATACGGCAAGCACTTCTTTTTGAATAGCAACCGCGGTAAAGGTATCGGCAGGCTCGAAAAGTAAAGCAGTAATATTCGATCCAATCGCGGGCTGGAAAGGTCTCTCGCCCTGATTCGTTAAGATAAGATTACGGACAGACTGCTTCACCGCATCTATATCCTTTAACGCAATTACGTCCTCCAGATTCGGATGTACTTGAAGACCTAAAGGCAAGTCAGAATAAAGATCACGTTTAAGAACATTTGAAGACCTTTCCTTATTATAATCTGAAAGCACATTTGACATATATATAATCTATTTATACACCTCTCATGGTTTCAAAGCCGAAAAATCTCGCGCGTGTTTTCGAAGACAATTACAATATGCACTGTTGAACTCTGAATCTATACTATATAATACTATATAACTCTGAATTTGTGCTGGGTGCTATACTCCGCCTGAACCACCATAGCCATTTATCTCAAATAGTAATGGCCGGTAATGATTAAACTTTGTAATTTCTTAAATCGTTTATAGCATCCTGATGCCGAGTGGCAATCTCGGCATAGCCCTTTAATACTGCATCATGCCCACCCGGTGTTATAATCACAAGAGAATCGCCTTCTTCTTTCACTAGAGTTATTTTCTTATTCATGTATTCCGTTTGTTGTTGAGCTTCTTCAGCAAAAGACTGACCCGGGAAATAGGTAATTACGTGATTAAAGCGCATCATTTGCCCATTATACTCTTTAAACTTTGCCTCTTCCGATTTCGCAATAATATATTTCTTAAGAAGACTTCGTTCGAGCCTTTTCCCTTTACCAGAATTATAGTATTCAATATCACTCACACCTTCAAGTAGCGCTTTACTTTTCATTCTACCTACAATAGAATCTATAGATTGCCACGTACTGTCCATCGCGGTGCGAACTGCATCATGATCTTTTGCTCCTTGTGATAGAATCCTGAAAGCTTTTTTTGTGGCCTCGGTCTGCAAATCTTTATATGTCAATCGATATTCATTTAATTCACGTGATCTTAGATCCTTTGCCTTTTTAATATCTGCCGCGGATGTATCAACCTTAGGACTCACACTCGGCTCCTTCTCTTTCTCGATTACGGTAGGCTCTACGACCTCGACCTTCTTTGGTATATCAGCAGCTACGATAGGCTCTTCCGCCTTCACCTTGACCTGTTCTACCTTACCTTCAGCACTTACCTTCGGAGCTTCGATATTGGGTACATCCTTACAGAAATCGAACTCCGGCTCAGACACCTTCTCCATAAGACCATCTATATCGATATCAGGTAGAGCATCACCCCACCTTTCTTCAAATGCTGCCTTCGCCTCTGCAAGCTCTTTACCTATCTTGCCTTTTATCTCTTCAAGTTCTTTTTTGAAGTTAGGAATTACGGGAGGCTCGGGAACCGCGGCAAGCAGAGCATCTTTCATTTCATCTGCTTTTGCCTGAAGATCAGCCATAGCCCCAGCACCTAAAGCAGACAAATCGGCAACCTTCGCATTCAAAGCCTCCTTCTTTGCGTTGAGAGTATCAAGAAGAGCGTTACTGGAACAATTAATAGCCATATTAGTTTAAGTCAATTCGAGATCCATCTATATCTATAGCACCGGAACCTCCTGTTTTATTCGCGGATATCACGATATTATTTTTAGAATCAATGTCGATATCTGCATTCGTATCAATCTTAAAGGTAGAGTTCGACACAAGCGTCATATTACCAACAGAGTTTACAGTAAAGGTTCCGATCGCGGTTTGTGCAGTTGATCCGTTAACCACCGTCTTACTATCTAACACAATGTTCATATTGTAATGGCCGGTAATGTTAGTAGTACTATCGACGATTACATCCCTGATCTCGTTACCGCCGATCCGTGACGTGAAATTTTCTGCTACGTTAATACTACGCTCTTGATCAATTTCGATTAATTCATTCTGACCAATCTTACTCGTACGTGTACCTTTAATATATTCTGTTTTGTCTCCCTCTACTTCGAGATGATAGTCACCCTTCACAAGAGTTTTCATATCACCATCAACTGTTAGATTTACGCTACCTTTCACATACATGTTCTTATTTCGAAAGGTAACCTCGTACTCATCACCAACAACAGTGACAGTTTTATCACCATTCGCTACAATCTCTTCATAAGTACCAGAGGTATGATAGCGAGACAAGCGCTCGAGATCCGGCGTATCGTCGACTTCAATTACATGTCCCGATTGAGACTCTGTAACATGATTTGCAGGATAGACTGGACCAATAATTTCTTTCAGCTTACGATTCTCCCAAGTACTTCTATTATAATAAGTATCGTCTTTATCCGGAGAGATTGATGTAACACGAGGAGGTACCGCTGTTTCGATTGCTTCTTGTCGATTATCTTCTTTATTTGTATAAGGTTGAGCTACACTGTACTGCACACGCGATGGTCTTGGTGTATCAACTTCAGTGCCTACATACTCTGGTCGCGGATACACACCCTCAGGATCGTTAAATCCAGACTTTGTATCAGCAGTAAGACTACTTGTTGATGGTAACGTACCCATTATAAGAGGATCCTGAGCATTTGTACCATCACGAAAGAAGCCTACTACCCATGTTCCTTGTAATATACCAGTCGCTGATTGCCCTATACCAGTCATACTCGCTGAAGTAATTGGTAACATAACATGACTCCAAGGCAAATCTTCTGTAGAGATATGTTCCTTATTGTCAGTATGGTAACCAAAACAACGAACCTTATATCGGCCCATCTCTTCTGGATCATGTATATCTTCGATCACACCAGTAAACCAGTGGAATCCTTTTCCGTATATAAAGTCTTCGCTATTCATGTCTATATATTATCTATATCGATCGAGAAAGAGTCACGCTTTACCTTAACATTCGTATAATACTTACCATCTTCGAATGTATGTATCGCTGAAGTGATTAAGTATTTACCTGATAAGTGCTCGTCCCATACATCTCTTGGATTCTTTTCGAGTAGATCTTGAAAGTTCTGAGGATCCATTGTACGCTGTAGCTTAAGCTCTATAACACGACCAGGATTAAGACCCATGTCTCCGTGTAGTACTAATTCGTGCTGAGTCGTATCGAGTATCTCATGATATGCTCGTGTGACTCCTTGTGTCTGTGTACGTAAAGCATTCATATTCTGTTGTGTACCATCGAATGCACCTGTATTCAGACTAATATACTCACTGTGAGCTTCTGCTAGCGTATCTATCTCCGTTGAGGCGGTTTGAAA